CAGTTTGATAGCGTGTTGCCAGTTAACAATGCTCAGTGGTAGAATACTAATTGGCGTGTAGTCTTTATTTAAAAGTAGACAATTCATAATTGAGTTAAATATATTTATAATGGCAAAACCACTTGAAAGCGTATTAGTTAAACCAGCACACCGTGCAACAAATTGGACGGAGAGCGAAATACTGGAATTTGCACGATGTGCAGATCCTGTAACCGGACCAAAGTACTTTATGGACCGCTACTTTTATATACAGCATCCTACCAAAGGTAAAATGTTGTATCATCCATTTGAGTACCAACAACGACTAATTGATACCTATCACAACTGGCGATTCAGTATCAGCTTGATGCCACGCCAAACTGGTAAAACAACAAGTGCAGCAGGTTACTTGCTGTGGTATGCTATGTTTAAACCAGATAGTACAATACTAATTGCTGCTCACAAGTATACAGGAGCACAAGAAATTATGCAACGAATTAGGTATGCATATGAGCTATGTCCGGACTTTATTCGTGCAGGCTGTACCAGTTATAACAAGGGCAGCATAGACTTTGAAAACGGTTCACGTATTGTTTCACAAACAACCACAGAAACAACTGGTCGTGGTATGTCTATTACTTTGTTATACTGTGACGAGTTTGCGTTCGTTCGCCCTACTATTGCCAAAGAGTTTTGGACTTCCATATCACCTACACTAAGCACTGGTGGTAAAGCAATTATTACAAGTACACCAAACAGTGACGAAGACCAGTTTGCATTAATTTGGAAACAGGCCAACAAGCGAATTGACGAGTTTGGTAATGAACAAGAACTAGGCATAAACGGATTCAAGTCATATCAAAGTCATTGGAACGAACATCCAGATAGAGACGAGCAGTGGATGAAAGAAGAAGTGGGCCGTATTGGTGAAGAACGTTTCCGTCGTGAACACGGATGCGAGTTCTTGATCTTTGATGAAACCTTAATAAACTCTACCACCTTGATTGAACTGGCTGGTATTGATCCTGTGCAAAAGCAAGGACAAGTGCGTTGGTACAAGATACCAGAAAAGAATCATACCTACGTTGTGGGACTAGATCCTAGTTTGGGCACCGGTGGCGACCCGGCTGCTATTCAAATACTAGAACTTCCGGGATTAAAACAAGTTGGTGAATGGCAGCATAACAAAACTCCTGTACAGCGACAAGTGGCCATTCTACAAGAAATTACACAATACATTTACGACTGTATAGGATCTGCTACGGATATCTATTACAGCGTGGAAAACAATACACTGGGTGAAGCTGCCTTAATTAGTATTAACGAAATTGGTGAAGAAAATATTCGCGGTATTTTCCTAAGCGAGCCACACAAATCTGGGCAGTCAAGAGCTTATAGAAAAGGGTTTAATACTACAAATAGAAGCAAGGTTGCAGTTTGCGCCAAGTTCAAGAGTCTAGTTGAAAATCGAAAACTGCACTTGGCCAGCAAGAATCTAATATCCGAGCTCAAAAACTTTGTAGCAACGGGCGTTACTTTTAAAGCCAAAATAGGCGAAACTGACGATCTAGTGATGAGTATGCTGCTGTGTGTGCGTATGATGCAGGCACTGCAAAGCTATGATGCAAAACTAGACGATATTATGCGTGATAGCGGGGAAGAATACCTAGAACCCATGCCCTTCATTGCATTATTTTAATAAATACAAGATACTATCTGGAAACACAAAATGATTGAAATTGAGAAAAAAGCCGAGAAACTATTTGACAAAGTACGCAGCAGATTTGAGACTGTAAACTTGGGCGACGAAAAAGCCAATGCCACAGATGATCCTGCAAGTGCAAGATTTTTTAACTTTAACTATGTTAGCAAAGCAGGTAAAGACTTTGGTAATGTACACCTTAACATTGTGGATCCAGACAAGCTCAAAGTTGTATACGGGCAAAATCTAGTCAGCAATTTAGATCCAGAAGAACAAAATGAATGGTTTGATTTTTTAAGAAACTTGAGAGAATTTGCACGTAGAAACTTGATGACCTTTGACGCTAGAGATATCACTCGCGATCAGCTGACATTAAAGTCAATCAAACAACAAAGCAAATCAGATAGCACATACGACAAAGATGAACTAACAATGACCGAATCTGTTATTGTTGAAAGCAGCATGTACGGATCACGTATCAACAGTTACGAAGATCGTGGTGTAGTTAAAATTCGTGTCAAGCACAGTGACTTTATTGATCCAGAAAAACGTGGAGCCCGTGCTCGCAAGATTGAAGATATCTATTTAGAAACACCACGTGGCGAACGTTTCCTAATGCCACACAAGAACCTACATGGCGCTCGTGCCATGGCACAACACTTGGCCTGCGGTGGACAGATGCATGATGAACTAGGCGAACACATTATTAGTATCATGAGCGAAATGGCAGCAATGAAACATTTTGTCAACGGCGCACGTCGTAGACAGTTTGAAGATCGCGAAACACAAGACATGGTTGGTAGTGCAATTAGACACTACGAAGATAGAAAGAACTTGTTGAAGCGGTTACGTAAAAGCAAAGACTATCATGACTACTCAGAATCATACATGCCAGAAAATGCAATTGAAGATGACGTAGATGTTGATGCATTACGCGAGCGTTTTGTTAAAAAAGTTTACGATGACCGTTTTGATGAAGCATTACCATATGTATATCGTGCCCATAAGCGTGACCGTGCTCGTCAAGAAAATGAAATGGCAGAAGAATTTGAACGTTGGGCCGAAGGCATTGATGAAGATACTTGGGCACATCCAGACACCAACGAAGAACACGAAGACCTTGACAAGATCATGGCATCACCATTTGAAATTGGTATTGACGCCATGGATGCTATTGCATCATTGGAACCAATAATTGGTGATGATCAATTGAATGATGATCTAAAAGATTTATACAGTGCCACAGACGATCCAGAAACAGATGCTCGTCCAGTAGTAATGAAATGGTTAAAGCAACACAATCCAGAATTGGCAGCCAAGTATGCAACCAATATGGCACCACCAGCAGCACCAGCGGTACCAGCAGGACAACCTACACCTGCACCAGAACAACCACAAGTACCAAACCAAACTACCGCAGCACCAGCGGGCGCAGCCCCAATGATGGAAGACGACAGTTTGGCATTGATTCGTATGTTAGCGGGTTTGAGCAAAAAATAATTATTTTTGCTTGACACGCTAAATACATTTGTTATATAATTGCGAGGTGCAGTTATATATCTAGGCACATTTAAAGACCATCTTAATTTATAAAGGAAAAACATCATGGCAACTTCATTAGCAGAAATTCGCGCAAAACTACAAGCGCAACAATCAAAAGGACAAGGCGGCGGTTCAGGTGGTGGTGACAATACCATTTACGCACACTGGAACATCGCAGAAGGTTCAACAGCTCGAGTCCGTTTCTTACCAGACGCAAACACAAAAAATGACTTTTTCTGGGTAGCCAGAGAAATGATCAAGTTACCATTCGCTGGTATCAAAGGTCAAGCAGACAGCAAACCAGTAATAGTACAAGTACCATGCATAGAGATGTATGGCCCAGGCAACAGTTGTCCAATCTTGGCAGAAGTACGTACATGGTTCAAAGATCCATCACTAGAAGAAATGGGTCGTAAGTACTGGAAAAAGAAATCTTATATATTCCAAGGTTTTGTACGTGACAATCCGTTAAGTGACGACAAGACACCAGACAATCCAATTCGTAGATTCATCATCAGCCCACAAATTTTTAATCTAATTAAAAATGCATTGATGGATCCAGACATGGAAAATATTCCAACTGACTACACATCTGGTTTAGACTTCAGCATCAAGAAAACCAGCAAAGGTGGCTATGCTGACTACAGCACAAGTACTTGGGCACGTAAAGAAACTGCACTGACCTCAGAAGAGCAAGCAGCAATTGATGCTCATGGTTTGTTTAACTTGGCAGACTTCTTACCAAAGATGCCAGGCGAAGTAGAGCTAAAGGTCATGAAAGAAATGTTTGAAGCAAGTGTAGATGGTCAAGCATATGACGCAGACAAGTGGGGTCAATACTTCAAGCCAGCAGGCTTTAATGCAAGTAACGACAATGCAGCAGCAGAGTCAGCACCAGCACCAGCAGCCAAGGCAGCACCTGCCGCACAACCAGAAGCACACGAAGAAGAAGATGACGCACCTGTTGCAACTGCACCAGTAACTGCTAAACCTTCAAGTCAAAAGGCCGAGGACATCTTGGCCATGATCCGTAACCGTAGCAAATAAGGCGTTTAATGTTATCGCAGCTAGATAACATTATATTCCCGGACCGTTGTGATGTGCTAGAAATAGTACCGTCACAACGGTACGTCTATCCTATATTCAAGAATGGTAGTAGTAGTTTATACGAATCAGGATTTAGACTCATGGAACATAATGAATTAGATACGATTCCTGTCATAGACATCTATGTTAGAAATCCCTATGATCGTTTTGTCACAGGTGTAAACACCTTCCTACAACACAATTCCAATCTTGATTCCGCAACTGCACTGCATTTTGTTACTAACTATCTATTTCTAAATAGACATTTCTGTCCACAGTTCTATTGGCTAGTAAACTTACAAAGATTTACTCGTGCTGAGATTAGAATTAATCCAATTGAATCACTAAGCGATATCACTAGATTACGAGTTAATCAAAGTCAAGATCCATTGCTAGACGAAGCTCTCAGCACATCAAAATTACATTTCTATTTGTCTATTGACAAAGTGTTAACTGAAGATCTATTGGGCAAAACTGTATCGTTTGATCAGATAGTGCAGACTATCAAGCACAAGTATCCAGAAGTACACAAAGAAGTAGTTCAACGGAGCATAGATTTATGCAATGTCCTCGCTTAGATCATTTTGTTAGATTTAATCCAGACGGCACAGTAAGTCGTTGTGGGCACATGATAGATCCACCTAGATTCGGTTCATTGACAGAGATGGAAAAGAGTTCTTGGCTATATAATACTAAACTGATTACTTGGCCCAAAGAGTGTCAGCGTTGCTATCAAACAGAAAGTTTGGGCCAAGATAGTATAAGAGTACACGCAATCAAGTTTCATCAACAGCAGACTAGAAAAGATTATCTTGTTGTGGGTGGTGTACTGGATAATATATGTAACAGTGGATGCTTGACTTGCGATGAAGAACACAGTACCAAGATAGGCAGTTTGACATCAAAGGTATATCCAATAGTAGATAACACAAATCACTTTTGGAATCTGCCCACGCAGCGTATTGTGCATTTGGACATAAACGGTGGTGAACCCAGTGCTAGCAAGAACTACAGGGAAGTATTAAAGAATCTTCCCGCTAACATCAAGTCAGTGCGTATCAACACCAATTGTTCCGCTGTTATTCCAGAAATTGAACTACTGTTAGCTCGCAACATACACGTAACCGTAACAGTGAGTTTGGATGGTATTGACCAAGTGCATGACTATGTTAGATGGCCAATCAAATGGGATAACTTTTATAAGAATCTAATTGCTTATCAGAAGATGAATGTAGAGTTAAATACCTGGACCACAGTGAGTGCATTAAATATTGGGGACTTTGATAATATATTGCTCTTTGTTAAATCGCACAACATAAATCATTCTTATGCACTATTACATAGCCCGGATCCGTTGAATGTACGATATTCAAACACATTAACTAACCCAAATAAAAATGTACTACCAGGACAAGTAGCAGTAGATATAAACAACCAAACGGAATTGGACAAATATATAGTAACACAGAACAAATTACGCAATTTACCTCTTGACTATCACACTAAATTAATATACACTAACGTAAAGGAAAAATATCATGGGCAAACCATTTGACGTATCAAAATTTCGCAAAAGTATTACAAAAAGTATTGACGGCATATCCATTGGATTCAACGATCCAACTGACTGGATATCGACAAACAATTTCGCGCTCAACTATCTTATCAGTGGCGATTTTAATAAGGGTATACCAATGGGCAAGGTTACTGTATTCGCTGGCGAATCTGGTGCGGGTAAATCCTTTATCTGCTCTGGAAATCTCGTCAAGAATGCACAGGACCAAGGCATTTACGTTATACTTATTGATACTGAAAACGCTCTCGACGAAGCATGGTTACACGCCCTTGGCGTTGATACAAGTGACGACAAACTACTTAAACTCAACATGGCCATGATTGATGATGTGGCCAAGATGATTACAGAGTTTGTTAAAGAGTACAAAACATTACCAGAAGACCAACGTCCTAAAGTGTTAATTGTATTAGACAGTTTAGGTATGTTGCTAACACCAACTGATGTAAACCAGTTTGAAGCAGGTGATTTAAAAGGTGACATGGGTCGTAAGCCCAAAGCACTAACAGCACTTGTTCGTAACTGTGTTAATATGTTTGGTAGTTTGAACATTGGACTTGTTGCTACTAACCATACATACGCAAGTCAGGACATGTTTGATCCTGATGACAAGATCAGCGGTGGACAGGGTTTTATCTACGCTAGTTCTATCGTTGTAGCTATGCGTAAGTTAAAGTTAAAAGAAGATGAAGATGGTAACAAGATTTCAGAAGTAAAAGGTATTCGTGCAGCATGTAAGATTATGAAAACACGTTATGCCAAGCCATTTGAATCAGTACAAGTTAAAATTCCTTATGAATCTGGTATGAATCCATACTCAGGCCTTGTGGATATGTTCGAAGCCAAAGGTTTATTAAGCAAGGAAGGCAACAGTCTTAAATACACGCTAGCAGACGGCACAGTTATCAAGCAGTTCCGCAAAGCCTGGGAACGAAATGAAAACGAATCTTTAGATAAAGTCATGGCAGACTTTATAGCACATCCACACAAAGATGCTGTTGCTGTTCAACCTGTTGAAGAGGAATCTGAAGAATGAGTATCGATGTAGAAGTTTTAATTGAAACTTACACTATCCTTAAAGAGTATGTACCTGTAAA